GTTTTTGACGAACAGGTCGCCGGCCACCTGCCACAGCGCCGGGTTGCCTTGCAGCACCTGGCTCATGCTCTCGGCGGCTTCCTGGCGCTTGGTGGCGTAGGCAGGTCCGGTCACGGCCACGACGTCGTACTTGCCGACTGACGGGTTATAGATTTTCTCGATGACGTTGCCTTCCTCGTCCTCGATCTTGCGCACCGGCTCGGGCTGCATCGGGTCGATGCGGGCCATGCTGACCTCGCCGTCCATGCCGATGATGCGCGCAATGCGCGCCGTGTCGTAGATTTTCGGGATCAGGTCGATGCACTGGCGCGTGACGTGCCGGATCGCGCGGGCGAGGTTGTCGATGTAATGGTATGTGCCGGTGTCGCCCTGCTTCTCCCGCGCAAGGATAGCCTTGCCCGACCGCTCGTTGGACGTGGCCCCCAGGCTGCTGTCGTATTGCCCCGTGGTCGACTTGATGTCGTCCGACGCCCCCATCTTGGCCTGAATAAGCCCCGTCTGCGCCAGCGGAGGCGGCGCGCGCTGCGGTAACGGCAGCGGGTTGCCGAGCGCGTCGGTCGCGTCGGCGTTGACCTCCAGATACGGCCAGTTGTTGACGTTGGCCGTCTTCCACTGGCCCTCATAGCCCTCGAACTGCCCGCCGTAGCCGATAAACGGGGCCTTGGGGGCCAGCGCCAGCATCTCGGCCTCCTGGCTGGTCCAGTAGTTATACATCCGCTGCGCGTCCTTGGCGTTGCGGATGAGGCCGGAGATGTGCAGCTCGCCGTCGATCTCGAACTCGTTGCCGACGACGCGGATCACAGGGATCCACTTGCCCGGCCAGTCCTGCTCTTGCAGCACCTCGAACCCGTTGGTCTTGATCCACTTGATCGTCTTGCGGTCGACCGTGCGGGTGCGCGTCGGCTTGCCAAACAGCAGCCGGGCGACCTTGTCCTCGCGGCTGCCGTCCATGGCCGTCAGGCCGTCAGGGTAGAGGTTGAGCGTGCCCGGCTCATGCTTGACGTAGAAATACTCGGCGATGCGCACCGTGTCCTGACTGAGCCACTGGCTCAGGCTCGGGTCGCCGACGCCCTGCTCCTGTATCGACCGCACCGAGGCGTCCGGGAACTGGCGCTCGTACTCGTCCTTCGTAACGTCCTGCGTGATGAAGCACCACTGGGCGTCCGCGCCCGTGGGGTCTTGGATCATCGGGTCCATATAGACGCTGAACGAGTTGCGGATGCGCCCGATGCGGATGTCCTGATCGAAGGTGTTGTCGTCGCAGTACTCGGTCAGCAGCCGGATATAGCCTTCGCCGTATGTGACCTGATTGTCACAGGCTGTGTCGTAGGCGACATCAGCGTCCGACGCATACTCGATGTGGCGCACCATGCCGTTGAAAATCTCGGCCACCTCGATGTCGGCGTAGTCGTCCGACGGGATAACCTTGCCAGTGGGCCGGTTCTGGCGCTGGTCGTTGGTGACCTGCCTGACGTGCTGCGGCAGCTTGTTGATGGTCAGGCACGGACGCGCGTTGATCGTCATGCCCTGACTTGACGCGCGACTTGTTAGCACATCTGCTGGCCATTGAAACTGGTTGTCAGCCGAGCCGGCCATGAACCGCAGGTCGTCCAGCTCGGCAGCCCGGCTGTCGCCGTACGCCGCCACGGCGACGTTCATGCGCGACCGCATGGTGGCCAGCAGGTCGCCCTTGATGTCGGTCTTGGCCATGCGTCAGGAACCCATCCACGAGGATTGCGTTGGAGCGTAGTGCCTTTGCGTGGTTTTGTCGACACGTGCTGTTGATGCAACAGGGAAGGCGAATGTAACACAGATCGCGTCGGCGGCGTCAGGACTTTGTAGCCCTCGCGCCCGCATGTCCTTCTTGCTCTCCAGAAACATCGTCCCCCGGCTGTCCGGCTTCACCAGCGGCGAGATCAGGTCGCTCTTGAGCAGCCGGTCGGCGGGGATGCTGGCCGTCTTTAGCCAGTCGCGCATCGCGCCCCACATCTCGGCCCGCTTGTTCCCCCACATTAAAGGAACGCGACTTCTCATTCCAAAGTTCACGCCCCTGACCTGCTTGTAGCGTTGCTCCTTGAGCCGGTCGACCACGCCGCCGCCCACGCCGCCCTCGTCGACCACGACCAGCGCGGGGCCGTACTCCTCGATCGCCTCGATGACCCGGCCCACCACCTCCATGGTGTCCGCGCCCCGGTGCCGCTTGATGGCGATGATGTCGCGGCCCTTGCGCACGGCGATGACGGTGGCGTCCGACCCGAACCGCGCCGGGTCCACGCCGATGATGATGGGCGCGGTCGGATCTTTCTGGGGCGTGCGCTCCATGGCGTCGTCGACCAGACTGCTGGAGATGAACTGGTCGTCGCTCTCGTTAGGGAAGACCCCGTAGACCTCGACGTGCGCCTGGGGGCTGTCAGCCCCGTATTCGTCGATGATGCGCTCGTAGACCTTCTGGTCGGTGCCCTCGACGGTGCGTGCGTCCACGATCGTGGTCGACCAGAAGGCTCTGCGGGCGTGAAACGCCTCGTAGAAGTAGCCGGTGTTGCGGCGCGGGTTGGAAAACGCGAACCAGAAACGGTCTGGCGTGTTTTCGGTAAAGAAGCCGTCCGTGACCGACCAGATCGCGTCGGGGATGCCGCTCGCCTCGTCGAAGATGACCATGACGCCGTCGTAGTTGTGCGTGCCGGCGTAGGCGTCGGGGTTCTCAGCCGACCAGAGCTGCGCATGCGCCGCCCATAGGCGGGTGTCGCGGTTCAAGTCGTTTTCGACGAGGGTTGTCAGCCACTTCGCCATCGTAATCCGGGTCGCAATCGGCTCGAACCAGTGCCGATTGATGGCCATGGACGCCCATTTAGTGACCTCTGGCCACGTTTTCGTCGTCAACTGCGCTTCGGTGTTGGCCGAGACGATGGTGGTGGACCCGATCCGGGTCGTCAGCATCCACAGCACCAGCCAGGAGACGAGCGCGGACTTGCCAATGCCGCGCCCGGAGGAGACGACCTTCCTGAACATGTCGAAGTCGAGGCGGTTGCCGTTGGCCTTGATGTGGTCGGCCAGTTGTTGCAGCAGGTCGCGCTGCCATTTGCGCGGTCCGGTGAACTTGGCGAGCGGCGTCCCTGATTGTTGCCATGGGAACGCGAACATGACGAACGCGAGGGGGTCGTTCTTGATCTTGGGCGACCACAGCTGGGCCATCAGCGTCGTTTCGTCGGCGGGACTATACTTCGTCGATTGCAATGGCTGTTCCCTCTATGATCATGGCGTCCACGCGCGCGTTGGCGAGTTCGAGGGCCTTGAGGACGCTGATTTTCTCGTTGACCTCGACGTCGATCTGCTGCTTGGCGACCCAGCCGCGCGTGTGCTTGAGCAGGTCGAGGGCTACCTTGGGGTCTTTGCCGAGGACGGCGGCGTCGTAGAGCGTGCTGGCTAGTTCCATCTCGCCGTCGGCTAACCCTTTCTCCTGCGCCAGCTCGACCAGCGGGTCCATTTGTTGGAGCCGGCGGAAGTCGGCGGGCTTCATGCCTGCGGCGAAGGCGAGCGTGTCGCCCTTGAGACCTTTGCGTGCAGCCTCGTAGACAGCGGTCAGCCGCTGCTCGGTAGCCTGGAGCGTGAGCGGCTCGTGGGTGAGGGACAGGAAGCTCATGGCGTGGATGTTACACCAAAAAGTCGAGGAGCCGTCAATGTAGGCCGATTTTGCAAAAATAAAAAATCGTTCACGGGGGGTCCCTAACGCATTCGCCTTTTGCTCGGCCCTCCCCCTCCCCCCTCGCGCGCGCCAGCGCGTTAGCATCGGCCTAGCATCTAGCAGCGTGCGGCCTAGCGTATAGCTAGCAAGCAATGCGAGCTGCTAGCGTTGCACCATATCGGCCTAGCAGCGGATGCGCATGTGTTAGGGCCCTTTCGGGTATGCAATGACATTGCATAAAGTTTGGCCAATGGCACGTCAATGGGGTTGACAGTGTAGCATTTGTGCTATTTAAGACAGGGCAAGGCACTAACGCCTAAGAGGGAATGACACCATGTGCAACTTTATCGTTGAAGGCGTTTCGGAAGACGGCTCGCGCACTGAGCTGATGGAATGCGAGACATCCGGCGAGGCGCGCGATTGGCTCGCCGGTTATGTGCACGGCGGGGATGACGGCGGTTGGCCGCTCATTGAGATTTACGATCTGCGCGGAAAGCCTGAGCGTATCGCGTTCTATGAGTGTGCCGCCTGAGCGGCCTAGTTACCCGTCGGATACGTCCGACGGGCTTCTAGGCCGCTCAGAGCCTAACGAGAGGAAAACACCATGACTTACAATTTCACTGACTGCGCCACGCTTGACGATATGTGCGACGCCCTTGGCGCTTTCTATGACCGCGAGGGCTTGGAGGCCGGATGCGCTCTTGAAGCCCTTATGGGCATGGAGCTGACGCCCGCTCAGTCGGCGTATCTTCATGCGTTCGTCGAGCAGTGGGACGTGCTGCAAGATGCGGCGGAGGCGGGTCAATGAGCGCGCAAACCGTAACCGCCGAATATCTGGAAGGCATCCGCGAAGGGCGCGCGACATTCCGCGAGCACGGGATCTCGGTCGCGGCGAATGCGCTCGACACGCT